AAATCTCTTTTAAGTTCCTTAGAACTCATCTCTGATACTTTAGAACCAGCTTCAACTCTCATAACCGCTTCTGCCATGTCTATGTCCATAGATTGAGCAGCGTTTAACGCCTCTATTTCTAGTTCAATCATTTCAACTTGATTAGTAGCTATAACTTGTGGTCTGTTTTCATAATAAATCTTGTCTCTCATAGGGTGATATAATGATAATAGTTTTTGCAATACAACTTTATTTTTTGGCACTTGTAAAACACCATTTCTAAAAACTATATGAGACAATCTTTGATCTCCCTTCATTTCATCCACAAAACAAGTTATTTGATTTTCACAATACTTAAGCTCTCTTTCGTAACCTTTTTCTTCATCAAACCAATATATACCTGCTGACTTAATTGATTTGCTTAAAGGCGTTCCTTTTTTTATAAAATATTCTCTATCTTTAACTTCCCAAGTATCTTTAGGAGCTTGGATCTCCATTTCTTTATTTTCCATAATATAATATATAATAAAATTAATAAAATAAAAGGCCGAGGCCGAAGCCCCGGTCTTTTAAAAATTGATTAGTTTAATAACATAAAGTTATTAGCACCTTGAGTAACCATACATCTTTCAGTTAAGAAGTTTACAGTCATTGCATCAAGATCGGATGTAACAGCTCCAACAGAACCTGTAATCCAAGTTTTCATCTTTCTGCTTTCTAACTGAGAAGCTCTATAACGAACATGTAAGAAAGGACGTTTCATATTCTTACCTAAAGCTTGATCGTATACAGAAGATACACCAGCTGGTATAACAACACCTCTAATAGCTTCGCCACCAGTTGCTCCTTCGTTAATACCACCTCTTGTTGCTAAATCGTTTAAGTATTTCCAGTCAGACTTGTAGAAATCATAAGATCCACGTCTGAAACCAGAGAAACCTAAGTTAAGCGCCATATCTTCAGAGTTGTCAAATACACCGTAAGATGTACCACCAGCTCCGTAAGAATTCATAGAAGCTAACATATCGTCAATTGCTAAAGCAGTTGCTCTATTAACAAATAACATGTTTTCTTCAATAGCACCATTTCTATCAAACTCTGCTAATATAGCGTCAAACTCAGCTAAATCAGTAGCAGCGTTAACACCAGTAATACCAGATGATTGGTGACCTCTAGCTGTAATAGCAGCGAATAAACCTTCAGTACCCGCAGTTCCTGCACCACCATCAGTTGGTAGAGCGATATCAGAAGCAGCAGCCACTAATTCAGCTTCAATTAAAGCCATTTCACAGTAATCTGTAAATCTAGCTCTAGTATCACCTTCAGCTTTTAAATACCAGTAGTAACCATTTTGTCCATCCTCACCAGATACTTCAACCCATCCAACTTGAGCAACATCAGATCCTGAAACCTCATACATGTCTTTCATTATGATTGGCTTGTTAGTAAATGTAGTGAATTGTGGCTCGTTAGATCTAGCACCTAGATACGCAGTACCTTTAGCGTATTCAGAACCAAATACTAAGATTCTACAGTCATCATCTCCATCAACAAAACCAAGATCATCTAAGTGTTGGTTAGCGTATGGTTGAACTGTAATAGTTGCATTAGCAGCAGCAGCAACGCTTACACGAGCTGTAACTGTTTGACCACCACCTGATAATAAAACTAAATCACCAACTCTAATACCGTGTGTAGTAGTAACGTTAACATTATCAATATCATCAGTGATATCAATTGTACTTACGTTTGCTGTGTTAATTGCACATCTATAAGATAAGTGTAACCTACCTTGTTCTGACCAAATAACTTGATCAGCTGACATAGCTTCTTCCGCTCCAACTTGAGCTAAAAAACCTGATATAGTTCTCTTACCGAAAACTTCAGCTTCTTTTTCCATCAAATCTGGAAGGTATTGCTGTGCCCATCCATTATTTTGGATGTCTAAATAATTCTCAGACGTAACCGCTTGTACTGCTGCGCCCCTAGTCTGAGCTCCTCTTGTAATTGCCATTTTTTTATTATTTTAAATTATTACTTTTTAAATTTGTTGTTTTTAATTTTAAACTTAAAATCATCAGCATTATCGCCTAACACTCTTACTTTCATGCCTCCAGCATCTATAGTTCCATGACTTTGTCTTGGATCCATATTAACATTTTTAGCTTTAGCAACACTATTTTTCATAGCATCAGCTTTTCCTTGTTCATAAAAGTGTTTTGCAATAGCATCTGCATTCATTGCTGTATATAAAGATTTATGATAACCTTTAGCGTCTGACATTTCATTATTTTCATTCAAAAACTTTTTGACAAAATTATTAATGTCGCTTTGAGTTTCTTTAACCTCGCTAGCGTTGTTTACATTAAACCTATATTTTTTATCACCGACGTTATATTCAAAACCTTTGAACTTATCGTTAAAAACACTATTTGTTTTATTTAAAAAATTAGATTTAGTTTTTTCAGCTATTTTTTTATTTGCTTCTGATTCTTTGTTATATCTATTAAAAAAATCTACAGCTTTTTGTTGTTCTTTTGTAAGTTTACTTCCAGCCTTGATTTCTTCATAGTATTTGGACTTTTGCCCGTCCAAGTGGCTTCTAGCGCTGGCAACTTGCTCTTTTAACGCTAATTTTTTTCTTCGTATATCTCTTTCTTCATCTTCTTCTTCATCGTAAGAGAACGAATCTTCCATAAGGAAGTTAATTTCTTCTGCATTTAAATGAGGTTTTGTTTGTCTATAATATTCTCTTAACAAAGAGTCATCATCTAACTTGCTATAATCTTGATTAAGTTTAACATAATCACTTATATCACCACCAGTTTCTTCTATAAAGTCTACTAACTTTTGTATATTTTCTGGTAATGGTTTACCGGTTGCCTCAGCTTCAGCTATAGCTTCTTCAACTTTTTCTTCTACTTCAGTAACTTCTTCTTCAGTTGAATCTTCAGTAATTTCTTCTAATACTGGGGCTTCTTGTGCTTCTGCTTCCGGTTGTACTTCTTCTTGTTTTTCTGTGGATTCGGCATTTTCAGACTCTGCAACCACTCCGCTGTCGTCAGCGTTATCTTCTTTAGTTTCATTTTTTTCTTCTTTTGGTGTTGGTGGTTTATCTAAGTTTACTTTTGTAATGTTATCTTCTTGAGTATTTTTAATTTCAACTTTAGTAACGTTTTCTTGTGTAGTCTCTTCGACTACATTTTCTTTATTTTCTTCCATAATATAATATAATAATAATTAATAATTTTAACTAGGATTAAACGAACCTAAATCAAATCCTCCACTTAGTATATCATTACCTGCGGACTCAAAGTTTTTAGGCGCTTTACCTGTCTTTCTTTGTTCAATCATTTCTGATTGTTGTGTAGCTTGTATTTTTGTTCTTTCGTCTTTTCTATCTTCTTTTTCTTTTTCTCTACTTTTCATACCTTCAACTTCAATACCTTTAAGCTGCATGTTATATTGAAACTCTAAAGCCATAAGTTGTTTTTTAAGTTCAACTTCTTGTAACATTTTTTGAGTGTCAATTTGAGCTTTCATTTGTTCTAACTGAGCTGTGTTCTGTGTTAAAGCTTGGTTTTTTTGAACTTCAGTTTGAGCTGCGGCTTGAGCTGCTTGTGTGTTAGACTGTGTTTGCATTTGTATATTTTGCATTTGCAACTGTCTATCTTTATCTTGTTTCTTTTTTCTACGTATTTTAAGTAGTTGGTTTGCTAGTTTTATATTTTTAATTTCTCTAAGATCAATAGCGTCTTCTAAATCTATACTTTGTTGCTGTATTGCCATTTGAATATTGTTTTCAAGTATAGCTTTTTCTTCTTCATCTGGCGTTAACTGCAAGAATATACCAAAATCATAAAGATGTAATTCTGACATTTCTTCTAAAGTAGCAACGTTGTGTACGCCTATAGCTTGTATAAACGCGTCTCTAGTTGGCGAGTACTCTATAATGTCTGATATTCTTAATGATAAACATTCTGCTGTTTCAGCTGTTAAAAATAACCCAGCTTGCAGTATATGCCTAGTTGCTGTATTACTATTTGCAGCTGCAAGTTTTTGTACACCAACTAAAGCATTTTTATCTGGCATACTACCATCTCTAGCTTCATTAAGCCCAGTTACATCTCTTATCATTTGTAAATAATAATTATAATTAGCAATTAAAGCTTGCATTTTATTACCACCACTACCAGATGTTATTTCTTGTATTGGTACTTTGCCAGGATTCATATCACCATCTTGTGTAAAAGATCTACCTATAACACTACCTGTTTGGAAAAACATGTTTAAAGCTTCCTGTGGATTATAATTTGTACCATTACCTAAATCAACTTCAGCTAAACCATCAGCATCTAAATAAACGCCGTCAGGAACCATACGAGCCATCACTTGTTGTAGCTTTAAATGTGTTAACTGTATCATATCAGCAAAACCAGTAATACGTTTTACTAATGAATCTATTTTGTTATCATACATGCGAGGCGCCACAATAGCATAATTCATTTTAACTTTAGTAAAATCACTTTTAGACCTCATCATGTTTTTAGCCATCTCCCATTTAAGTAATTTATTAGAACCTAATACTAAAGCTCCTTCATATAAAACTTCTATTGATCTTAATAATCTAGAATATCCACCTTCTTTATTTTCAGGTGGATTAAAGTTATCGTTTTTAGGTATTATTTTATCAGCACCAGTACCAGTTTCTTTAATTTTATACACTTCGTTCATATAAGTTTTATAATTAAAATATAAAACTTGAATAGTATTAACGTCTTCTTCTTCGTAATTATATCTTAAATTATTATTAGACCTATTATAAGATTTATTTTTCATTATATCTTCAAGATCACTTTCTGATAAGTGTGGAAATTGTTTAGCTAATTCATTTGCAGGTATTGTTTTTACTTCACCAACATAATATATGTCTTCAAAATAAGGAGACTCTGTGTAAGAGTATACCATATCAGCAGGATCAACGTATTTTATAGTAATACCTTCTGATGTTGTAAAATTAGTTTTAACAGCGCCAATACCAAGTACTGTTAAATCGTAATAAAATCTTTTCTTTATTAACTCATAGTTGTTACCTTCAAATAAAACATCTAAAGCTTGTTCTTCTGCCATTTCAACAGCTTGTTTGTAGTTAAGCTGCATATGAATTTGTAATTCTTCTTCTGTTTCAGGTAAAGTTTCTGTTTTGTT